AATGCGGAAATATTTTGGTGAATTTATTTGTCATTGCCAGAGCACGTTTATAGAAGGTGAAATGGGTATTGGCATCAATCCTAATAGTTATCAATGGACTTTATTATTACAACGTTTAGTTACCGTTGGTAATAAATTCATTAATGGTGATTATAGTAATTATGATGCTAGTGTGTCTCAAACTATTATGATGCAAATTGTAGATTTAATTAATAAATTTTATTCTGATGGTGAAGTTAATGCTACAGTTAGAAGAGTGTTATTTGCAACTTTCTTAAATAATTGTCATTTAGTGGAAGATTTTGTCTTTTGTAGACACCAAGGTAACATGTCTGGTATAGCGTTAACAACTATAGTTAATTGCTTATTTAATATGTTTTTATTGCGTTATGCGTATGTGAAACTTGTAGATAGTAATTTAGCTATGTTTAATAAACATGTATCAGCAACGTTTTATGGCGATGATAATTTAGTAGCTATTTCAGATAGTATTATTGATAAATTAAATATGTTAACCTATGCGGCTATAATGAAAAATTTGGGGATTACATACACCACCGCAAATAAAAGTGAAGATATGCCTGAATATGTTCAATTGAAGGATATATCTTATTTAAAAAGAACTTTTGTTCTAGAACCGCGATACAATATATATCGTGCACCTTTGGAATGGAAGATTATTATTGAAATTCCAAGATGGTCTGAATCTGATCCTTATAATATGAATGATCAGATAAACAGATTTAATGCTGTTTTAATAGAAAGCGTACATTATGGTCGAGATGTGTACGATGGTCTATACAAACGTTTTATGGAGTATATGATATTGTTAAGACGCAATGGATTACAATTTGAAGGTAATACATTACTATCGTATCAATATATACTAAATGGAATGTATCCCGACTTTTATACTCGAGATTGTTTTGATCTTACACAACCAATGTTAGAAGGAAGTGTATTGCAAGATGATTGTATCAGTTTTAAATCTGTTAAATTACTAACACCCAACGTTACTAATAGTGGTCAACTAGCGTTGGTTAACTCCACTACAAATTACGAAGATGATGAAGAATTTCAAGC